ACAGATTGAAGTAGTATCAGAAGAGTTGGATAACTTTAAAGATTCATTTGGAAAAGATTGGCAAGAGTGGAATTTAAAAGACCTACGAAGTAGATTAAAAGATAATTGGACATTTTATTTAACCGAATGTGGTTGGGCATTTATAGATTGGAATAGAAAGTATCCTTATTTATGTAATCGTTATATAATGCCAGAGTATAGAAATAAAGGATTGGGTAGTGATTTAGTATGGTTGAGATGTAATGAAATCATCAAACAAGGATACAATTACGCTTCAATTAAATTAGAAGATTGGAATAAGCCAGCTCTATCAGTTATGAAAGAGGATATTTTTACGGAATTAACAGAAATTTGATATTTATATATAGGAAAAAATTATGTCAGTACAAACAAAAATAGAAAATTATTTAAATTACATCACAGGAAGTGGTGGAAATTGGCCAAGTAATACCAATATTGGTGTTATAGGTGGAGTAGATTACATTGTTGAAAGTGGTTCAGATAATATATACTTTCACGAAATGAATACTGCTTGTGGAGTTTATGGTTCATACGCGACACAAGTGTCGATATTTAATAAAATATCAGACTACGCTAATGATAAAGATTGTACGAGTGCATATATTTATGGACAAGATGATTCACGAAAAAGAAATCCATCATCAATACAAGAACCCTTAATCAGTTCAAGTTTTGCCAGACACAACATTTCAGTAAATTTTGAATACGCAGAAAATACTTCATTAACATACTTTTCACAGAGAGGAAATGCAGACCACTTAGATAAATTTCATTTGTTTATGCAAACACCTTGGTATAGTGATGACAACTTGTTAGAGATTGTAAGTGGTTCATTTAACAAAAATACATTTAGAACAATTTTATCAAGTTCACCAGTTAGTTCTTCTTTGACACCATTATTCAATACAGGTTCGTATTCTACATCAAACCCATATCATCCAGACTTTGTGATAAAAAATGCAGACGAAGACGGAACTGCACACGGCGGAGATACTGGTTTACAATTTTACAGATATGTTGATTCAAATCCTACTTACCAAAATGCAGTAGATAGTGGTTCATATTTAATTGAAAAGTTTATTGTTCCGAGTGGAAGTATAATAAATACTGCAGGATATGCAAGTACAAGGAAAATGAACTATTTAATGACACCAGACCAACAAGTATTACTTGAGGATAAAGATGAACATCCATTATCTGAGGCACCAAAATGGGTAATGCAAGGTGATAAATGGTGTGGTGAAAATAGTTTAATGTATTCAAGTGTTAGTGGTAGTTTGATTCAAATGTATGATAACTCAACAAAGCAAGTTCAAGATATTCAAATTGGTGATGTAGTAAAATCTTACAAGCCAGCTGGATTGCCAGATGAAACTTTTAAATACGATTGGACAAATTATAGCACAACAGATTTGGGTGGTTCAGTATCGTCAGGTTCAGTAGTAGTTAGAACTTTTGTACATAATCATTACGGACATTATTTAGTTAATGGTTCGATAAAAATACCAGTAATGAATCAATCTATGATGAAAGGTGCAAGATATTTCTTGAAACAAGGAGATACTTGGAGTTTTGCAAAACCATCAGATATATCAGTAGGAGATTATTTATTTGATAAAGACGGAAATGAAGTTGAAGTTACATCAGTTTCAGAAGTCGGAGAGGATAATCCATACTATTCATTAGATGTAGAGGATATAGATACTTATTTCACATCAGAGATATTAGTTCATAATATCCCACCAAGAAAATGTTTCACAGGCGATACAATGATTACATTGTTTGACGGAACCTATCAAGAGATTAAGAATGTAACATCAGGTATGAAAATCAAAACATACAATCACGAAACTGGCAAATTACAAAATTCAGTCGTGGGTGATGTAACAAAAATTGAACACGATAACTTACTCGAGTATAGATTTGATAACAATACAATAATTAAAGCAACAGATGACCATCCATTTTATGTAGAGGGTCAAGGTTATAAAGCACCATTAGAATTAGGCGATAAAGTTTTAACTGATGATTTAAACAAAATAGAGTTGGTGGGATATAAACCACTCAACACAACAGAAACAACATACAATATAGACAACACAAATAACGGCAAGAACTACTTTGCGAATAAGGTTTTAGTTTCGGATGAGTCTGATACATAATTATAATTTCAAGTGGTATCATTATAGAGACAATTTTTTATCACACGAAGAATGTGACACAATAATAAAAAAGATTGATAATGCAGAACAAATATGGTCTAATTCAAAATTAGAAAAAAATGTTCAACTTGATGAACCAGAGTTGGTAGAAAAGTATTGGGGTTTATTTAATTTAGTAAACACATTACACTATCAGTTTGATATCACAGGCGTTCAAAGAAATCGTGTTTATGGTAAAAGATATTCACACGAGGGTTGGACCGAAGATGAATTCCCACATACAGATTTTGCAGCGGGAGAGGATAGATATGTGGATAGTACAACAAAATTTACTTGTGTAACTTATCTATCGGATGGTATGAGAGGTGGTGGATTAATGGTAGGAAATAATGTAGTACCAGTTAAAAAGGGTAGAGCAGTAATATTTCCATCATTTGCTAATCACAAAGTTACACAATTTTATGATAAAAATAGATATGTATTAATTAACTTTGCAGAGGGGAATACTTTCAAATGAAATATAACGATGATTTTAAATTTTCTATTCAAATACCAAACTTTCTATCAGAAGAAAGGTGTGATGAATTAAAGAAAGACATAATGGAATCTGAACAAGATGTAATTGGTTGTGTCGGAGATGAAAAGGGAACAGCAATATTGCCAGAAATTAGAAAAACTAATGAGTGGTATTTGTTTGACCAACCTGACAATGAATTTAGACCAGATAAGACCAACAAAGATTGGAAATGGTTACAAGACAAGATGTTTCAAATGGTAAACATAGTTAATGATAGTGTTTTTCATTTTGATGTCGATGGTTGTGATGATGAATTAAAACTAATAGAATACCAAGATGGTGGATTCTACGGATGGCACACAGACTTTAATGCAGGTAGTTGTTCCAATAGAAAAATTGTAGGAATTGTTCAATTGACAGACCCAAGTGAATATGAGGGTGGAGATGTTCAGTTCGGTATCCAAGACAAAGATACAAAAGAGTGGTACTCGATGAACAAATTAAAAGGTTCATTAACATTATTTCCGGCATTCCTATGTCATAATGTAACACCAGTCACGAAAGGTAAACGATATGTAATTCAAGAATTATTTGTCGGAGACCACTTCAGGTAGTAAAATGTATAAAGAAATAGATATGGATAGTTTAAAAATCAATCCTAATTTTAGGTGGTTTTTAGAAAGAGAGGACTTTTTCAGTAAAGATGAATGTCAGGAAATTATGGATATGATTGACTCACAAGCAAAACTGAAAAGTGGATATTATCGTGGAACAGAAAACAGAGATGCTCTTTCAAAAGACGATAAGAATTCTTGTATCTTAAACATTAAGAGAAATAGTAGTCCAGAAATATTAAATAAATTCTGGGGAGCTATCCAATTAGCAGACTTAACCACTTATCATTATGGTTGTAAAGGTATTTATAATAATAGAGTACAATGTCACAGATATGATGTAGGTCAATACTACAATCCACACGCCGATTTTCATTGGTTAGATAAGTATAGTGCAAATAAACTAACATTAATTGTATTTTTAAATGATGATTATGAGGGTGGGGAGTTTCATTTTTTTGATGGAAAAGTAATTGAACCAAAGGTGGGCAAATTAGTTATACACCCAACATTTGCAGGACACGGAGTTAAACCAGTAACAAAAGGACATAGATATTCTTGTGTGGCTTGGGGAGTAGGAGATACATTCGTATGATACAAAACGATACATTTGAATTTGTAGTGCATAAAGAAGATTTCTTATCAGAGAGTCAATGCGTAAAACTAATGCGATATCTTGAGAGAAATGAACCAACGATATCAGAACTTGCTGGCAAATATGATGATAACATTATGAATAAAGAGGTTCGTGATAACCAAGAAGTCAAAATCAATGACGAAAAACTAAGCAATAAATTAAAAATGGTATTTGAATTAGCAAATCACTCTATATTTAAATACAATATACAAGAATTAGAATCAGTAAAGATATTAAAGTATGGTGTTGGTGGTAAATACAAATGGCATACTGATTGTGGAGCAAAAGAAACTTCCACAAGAAAACTAACTGCCATTGTTCAGTTGTCAGATGAAACGAACTATGAGGGTGGAGATTTAGAGTTCGGTATCACAGATGACACAGGTAAAAATAATCATAAAGCAAATAAAACAAGAGGTAGTATAACTATCTTTCCATCATTTTTATCACATAGAGTTACACCAATCACTAAAGGAACAAGACACTCACTAATAACTTGGATGTTGGGAGATTGCTTTGTATGAAGTTAGCACTATGTATATGCCCACAATGGTCAATTGAATCACCATCATACGCACTCGGTGTATTGAAATCAGAAATCAATAATCCAAATGTAGAAATAAAACAATTTGATATCAACATCGATAGTTCAGTCTATATGAAGGATATTGATTATGAGTTTTGGTATGACTGGGGAAATGATAAACCTTGGAATTCTGATAATAACTTTAGAGAGTTTGTTTTACCAAGACTACAAGGTTTTTGGCAAAAGTACATTGATGAATTATCAACATATGACATTGTAACTTTTACTAATTACACTTCTAATATAATGTCAACCGACTACATAGCGAGATTCATAAAACAAAAAAATCCAAAGGTACAAATTTGGTATGGTGGACCATACTCTTGGTATTCTGAAACTGGTGGATTAACTGAGCAAGGTGGAATGCAAAATGATGTGAAAGTTTTTACTGATATTTATCATAGAGAATTTGTAGATGTTGCTTGTAATAGTTCAGACGGAGAAAAAGTTATAGGAGATTTAGTTGATTGTTATTTAAGAGACGGACACTATGAGAATGTAAAAGGTATTTGGAGGTGGGATAAAATGACACCAAGTTTTCCAACGGTTATGAAAGCCGGTAGAAGTGGAAGAAACCCAGTATTCAATGGTAAAACAATTCCACTTAATCTAAATGATACAAAAACACCAAAGTGGGATAAGGAAATACTTGATAACTATTCCGTATTATCAAAAATGAGAACAGAGAGTCCAGAGTTTTACGGGACAGAAGCAACATCTTTCTTTGAAGAACATATGGAAGAAAAATACAAACCAGGAAAGAATAGAGGTTCATTAGTTGGTGAAGCTTATGGAGACGATAAACCTTTGTACGACGATTTCTTTGTTTTACCAATTCAGGGTTCAAGGGGTTGTACTTTTAAATGTACTTTTTGTGCAGAAACGAGATTGTATAGATACAAAAGTCCAGAAAAGATTATCGAACAAATGAAAGAAATGATTAAGGATACTGGTATACATAAATTTTGGTTCACAGACTCACTAATAAATGGTTCTATGAAACTATTTAGTAAATTTATAGACCAACTGGAGTGTGAAATAGAATCAGGTGAACTACCAAAAACTGTAGAATGGGGTGGACACTTTAGAACACATAAAAAGTTAGGAACAGAATTATTGACAAGGGCAAATAAGACTGGATTGAATCATATGAATGTCGGATTTGAAAGTGGAGTTCCAAAAATATTAGGTTTAATGGAAAAGGGACAATTGCCAGATACCATTAGTGATTTTTTGAGAAGTTGTTACGAGAGTAAGGTAAAGTTTCAAGGTAATTGGTTACCAGGATTTCCGAAAGAAAATCATATGGACTTCTTGATTGGTTCAAAATGGTTGTTTGATAACGCTAAAAACTTTGGAGAGTTTGGAGAAATATTATTATTACAATCAACTGACATTTATGACCACACACCATTAGATGTTTATAAAGATGAATTTGATGTATCAAAAGAAAAGACTATGGTTAATTGTTGGATTAGTAATGATAATAAATCTTTTTTAATGGTTAGACACCTTCGTTCATTTTTATATGAAGCACAAGTTAATATGTATGGAATTTATTATAGAAGAAGAGTTTGGAATAATCCACTAACACTTCATAAAGTTGATATAGATTTAAAAACTAATGTAGATGATATTATATTTGAAACTGAGTTTTTGGAGACAAAAAAATATACAGACCCAGAAAAGATAATTGAAAATGAAATGATATTAACTATTAAATCTTTTATTTGGACAATGGTAAATTTATCAAATAAATCAAATATTGATATAGAGGTTTATGATAAATTGATAACTTATCATTGTAAGAATTCATATTCAAAGGTAAGAATTAAATTAGAATCTTATGGGGATTTGTTTGACGCAAACATTGAATATGATGTCAGGGTAGACAAAGAGGACAAAAAGTTATTTGATGAAAAAACCGATAGCAAAGATTTTATTGTAAAGGGAAAGTTAAAAATTTCAGGGAATATAAATGATTACAGGTATAATGATAAAGTTAGAGAGTTATACGAGGATAGTATGGATTATAAAAAGCACAAAATTAATTTAAAACGAACTAATATGACAAGTCAATATTAAATAAATTACATTTTCAGATTCATACAAGATATTTATTTATATCTAAAAGGTTATTCACTATGAAAACAAAAACACTATTTGACCACATAAAACAAGTTACAAATGTTCAGAACCAATTGTATTGGGACGAACTATCTGAATCAGATAAAAAGACCTGGTCTAATTATATGGTGCATAGGTTTTTATCGATGAAAGCCGATTGGATAGAAGTTGTAAATGAAATACAACAATATTGGGAATTGAAACCAAAGACGGTTTATCAATTCTATACAAATCTACTACCACGAGGAAATACATATTTACGATATACTAAATCTAAAAAGAAATCCAAGATAGAAAAGTGGGCTATGGATATATTATGTGATTACTTTCAAGAAAGTTCACAAAATATTGAAAAAACGCTTGACATTATGGGTAAAGATGTCGTATATTCAATTATATCAAAGTATGGTGTAGATGAAAAACAACTAAAAAAAATATGGAGTAAGTAATGATTAAAGACACACCAAAAGGATTGCCAGATTCCGCTCTTGACTTTGAAAGAGAAATACCAAAAGCAACCTTAACCAAAGAAGACCAGGAAATGGTGGACACACAAGATGTCGTAAAATATATGGAGAGAACTTATCCTGAAATGACAGGTGAGTTTCTAAAAATACAATCAGAACAATATGAATTGTTTTGTAGAAAACAATACGACTATGGTCCACAAAATATAGCAGTGGGAACAATTCTAAAAACACCAGAGGATATTAAGTTATCATTGTTGGGATTATGGTTCAGAATGAACGACAAGATAGAGAGAATGAAAACATTATTATTGAGAAACGGAGTAAACTCAGTTGAGGGTGAACCCGTAACTGATAGTTTTTCAGATGTGTCAAACTATGGAGTTATGGCACAAGTAGTAGCGAGGGGCAAATGGGCAAAATAGGAGTAATAGGACAAGGATATGTAGGTAGTGCTATCAAAGTTGGTTTCAAACCATACTATGAAGTATCTACATATGATAAATTTGATATAAGTAAATCAACTCACGGCAACTTAAATGATGTTGTAAACAATTCAGAAATAATCTTTGTGTGTGTTCCAACACCAATGAACCAAGACGGAACTTGCCACACTGGCATTGTAGAAGAAGTGGTGAAAGAAATCGCTGAAAGTGCACACGACAAACAGATAGTTGTAATTAAATCTACGGTTCCACCAGGAACAACAGACAGATTACATAGAAAATACAGA